GGCTAATCATGGCTACATTTAGCAAAAAGATGATGGGTAAAGAAGTTGGCGATGCCAAGGTCTATGCCAAACCACACACTATGTCTGGCAAGGAAGTTAAAGCTTCTGACAATCCCGGATCTGGCCCAGATCACAGCGATGCCGGAACAGTTAATATGGCTGTAGGTAACGTTTATCGCCGTTCACAACCAGCAGCTAAGACAACTGGCATCAAAATGCGTGGTGCAGGTGCAGCTACTAAAGGCTTTATGAGCAGAGGCCCGATGGCATGAACTACAGCCAGCTTGTTACCGCAGTAAGTGACTACTGCGAAAACACTTTCCCAACCACTGATATGGATATATTTATCCGTCAGGCGGAGCAACGCATCTATAACACGGTGCAGATTGCTAACTTGCGAAAGAATGTGACAGGCACTCTGACTACCGGCAATAAATACCTCTCGTGCCCCACAGATTTTTTGTCTACATACAGTATTGCGTTGTACCCTTACAACACCACAACTGCAACTGGCGTATCTGGTCAGCGAACAATTGTTGTAGCAAGCACTACGGGTATTGCTAGGGGCCAGCAGGTTACTGGAACCAACATTGGAACCAATGCTTTGGTGCGTAGCATCTCAGGAACAACCATCACATTAACTGAGTTAAACACTGGCACTGTTAACACTACAGTGACGTTCCAAGGCGATTACTTGTACTTGCTTAATAAAGATGTGAACTTCATCCGTGAAGCATATCCTTTAACAGCACTTGCATCTGAGCCTAAACATTACGCCATCTTTGGCCCTCAGTCTTCAGATGTGAATGAATTAACATTCATTGTTGGCCCTACGCCAAGTTCCGCATACAAGGCTGAACTGCATTATTACTATTACCCAGAGTCTATCGTTACCGCTACAACTACATGGCTGGGCGATAACTTTGATTCTGTTTTGTTGTACGGCACGATCTGCGAGGCGTTTGTTTATATGCGTCAAGAAGCCGATATGATGAAACTGGCTCAAGATCGTTATGTTCAAGCTATTGCTCTGCTCAAGAACTTGGGTGATGGTAAACAACGTGCAGATGCTTATCGTGATGGTCAAGTTAGGGTGGCAGTATCGTGAGTAGTATTCTCCAAACCCAAACGACTAGCTTTAAAACAGAGCTATACACAGCCGTCCACAATCTATCCACAGATACATTAAAGATTGCCCTGTACACGGCCAGTGCTGATTTAAACGAGGCAACCACCGTTTACACGACAGTGGGCGAGGTTACGGGCACAGGATACGTTGCAGGCGGTGTGGCCTTGACTGGTGTAACCATTAGCTCGTCTGGCTATACAGCCTATGTAGATTTTGCCGATGTTGTTTTTAACGCATCTGTCACGGCTCGTTGTGCTTTAATCTACAACGTGACTCAAGGCAACAAATCTATTGCGGTGTTGGACTTTGGTTCTGACAAAACATCCACCAATTTCACTATTACGATGCCTGCTAATACAGCGACGGCAGCTTTAATAAGGTCATCAAACTAATGTTTGCAACTGAATCTGCTGGTGAAATTGGTAACGTGCTAATCCACAAGGTAGACCATCGTGGGTTCAATCCCGAAGAGCTTGCCGAGCAAGCATTAAACCGAATTATTTATGTTGGGGATCAGTCCCATCCGGCCATTCGCGATCAGGCTCAAGCTTTCCGTGAACACATCCGTGGTGTGTTGGTGTTCTACATGAAACGCGCAATTGAGTCTAATAATACGACTCTGGCTAACAAACTCCGCGAAGCGGGGCATTCTGAACTTGTAACTCTCTTGGAGATATAACATGGCTATCACTATCACTACGGCAATGCCCACCAGCTTCAAGGTAGAAATCCTTAAAGCTGTACACAACTTTACCGCAAGCACAGGCGACACATTCAAGATTGCCTTGTTTGTAGCCACAGCTTCTGGCTCTGGCACGTTTGGTGCAGCCACGACTAATTACTCCAATATGGGTGCAGATCAGTTGCCCACCGCTACGGGTTATACGCAGACCGGCAATACGCTAGTTTCTGCTACGCCTGTGTCTGATGGCACAACTGCTATTTGTGACTTTGCAGATACCACATGGTCTTCTGCAACTTTCACTACCAGCGGCGCATTGATTTATAACTCCACAGCTTCTGGTGCGGCTTGCGCGGTACTGAGTTTTGGCGGTGACCAGCAAGTAAGTTCTGGTGACTTCACGATTCAGTTCCCAACAGCCGCTGCCGCTACTGCGATTATTCGTATTGCGTAAGCGGGTTTAAGTGAGCGGATGGGGCGAACTTCCTTGGGGCTATAACGGTTGGGGCGGTGTCCCGGTTGTAGTCCCCCTTGACGGCTGGGGTAGTCAAGGCTGGGGTGTTTCTCCTTGGGGCGCTGGCAGTATCTCTGTACAGGGTACAGGTGTTGTTGGAACAGTTGGGATTTCGGTATCGGTTACGTTTGTACCTACAGGCGTTTCTGCTACAGGTGAGGTTGGTACAGCCCTGCCAAAAGTTAACTTCACGCTTACGGGCGTGGTGGCTAACGGGTCTATTGGTGATGTAAAGGCTTCAGTCGTTTACACGCCAACGGGTGTGCAGGGTGTTGGACAGATTGGTAACTTTGAAGTCAACGTTGATGATTTCATCATACCGATTGGTATTGAAGGCACAGGGCAGATTGGTACGCCAATTCTTCGGATTGGTAAGTCAATTACGGTTACTGGGGTACAGGGAACAGGTGCTGTAGGTACTACAGTTCCGTATGTGCAGTTCACGCCTGCTGGTGTATTAGGTACGGGTAATGTTGGTAGCGTTCAGATCAATGTGAGCGAAACCATCATTCCAACGGGTGTTCAAGGTTTAGGTTCTGTTGGTAGCGTAACGCTTGTTTATAACGGCGGAGCAACACCAACAGGTGTGGTAGGTACAGGTAGTGTTGGTACTGCTATTGCGAATGTTATAAAAACAATTCAAAACGGCGTATCCGCTACTGGACAGATTGGTACAGTTTCAGTTAAAGTTAGTGACAGAGTTATCCCAGTTGGGGTACAAGGCACTGGACAAATTGGAACTGTTTTAATTCGGGGGTGGACAGTGATTAACGATTCGCAGACACCAAGTTGGGGTGATGTAAATACTGCACAGAACCCCGGCTGGGGAGATGTAGGAACAACACAAGACCCCGGATGGACAGATATTCCAACATAGGAGTTTTAAATGACAACGGCATATACAACACTACTGGGGTTTGCCCTTCCGGTTACCGGAGAACTTTCTGGTACATGGGGCGACACCGTTAATAGCTCCATCACGCAGCTTGAAGAAGATGCAATTGCGGGCGTGGCTACGGCGAGTGTGACTTCTGGTAACTGGACACTTTCTACAACAGGATCAGGTGCTTCTAATGAAGCACGTAAAGCTATTTTGATTCCAACGGGTACTCCGGGGGTTTCTAGAAATATCTTAGCGCCTAATTCAAGCAAAGCATATATTATTGACAACCAATCCAATGCTGCGGTTGTATTAAAAGGGGTCACTGGGCCTACCACAGGTATTACGATTGCTACTGGAGAAAAGTGTCTGGCGGCATGGAGTGGTTCTGATTTTGTCAAGGTTTCTTCCAGCGTTGCCGATGGCGTTACGACCATTGATTTTGGCACTACAGGCTTAACCCCTAATACGGCCACATCTGGCGCGGTTACTGTTGCGGGTACATTAGCTATTGCAAACGGCGGTACAGGACAGACTACAGCAGCGGCAGCATTAACCGCACTAGGCGGTGTAACAACAGGTAAGGCCATTGCGATGGCAATGATCTTCGGTTAATTTTAGGAGCACTAAATGGCAAATCCAAACATCGTAGCCGTATCAGCAATTTACGGTAATACATCTACTTTATTGATTTCATCTACGGCTGACCCGTTTGCTACTGCGTTGGTAAACAATGCGGCGGCATCAGGTAAGGTTTACAAGATCAACTCAATTGTTGCCGCCAACGTTGACGGCAGTGCTGCTGCTGACATCACCATTAAGATTTTCTCTCAAGACGATCTAGGCGGCACAGGTACTGCGATTGCATCTACGATTTCCATACCACCTGACGCATCTTTAATTGTGACTGATAAGACAACAAGTTTTTACTTGTTAGAAGACAAGTCAATCGGTGCTACTGCAAGCGCGGCAAACGATATCGTCGTTACCTGCTCTTGGGAAGAAATCAATTAACAGGAGACATTCATGTCTCAAAGATATACGGGCGGGATTCTCTCAGCCGGTTTAAACGGCATTAACTTCCCTGTCACAGCGGTGGAATACCTTGTCGTGGCTGGCGGGGGAGGTGGTGGTGGTGCAACTGGGGCTGGTCTTGGCGCAGCAGGCGGTGGTGCTGGTGGATTGTTATCTGCCACAGGACTTTCTGTTGTAATTGGAACTTCTTACACAGTTACTGTTGGTGCTGGTGGTGGCGGTGGTAGTGCTTCGGCTGGAACTACAGGTACTAGTTCAGTTTTCTCATCTATTACCTCTACGGGCGGTGGTGGCGGTGGAACAAATGCAATAAATGGTCTTACTGGCGGTTCTGGCGGTGGAGGCGGGGCGGCTGGTACAAGCTCATCTGCTGGCGCAGGAACTTCTGGTCAAGGATTTGCTGGCGGTGCTGGTTTTGATGGCCTATCTGCATTTACTGCTGGTGGTGGTGGTGGTGGTGCTGGTTCAGTAGGCGGAAATTCATCAACAAATGCGGCTTCTTCTACAGCGGCTGGCAATGGCGGTGCTGGTATAGCGTCTTCTATCTCTGGCAGTCAAGTTTTTTATGCTGGCGGTGGCGGTGGTGGCACAGATAGTGGCGGTTCATCAGGTACAAATGGTGATGCTGGCGGTCTAGGTGGTGGAGGCGGTGGTGGTGTAGGCGGTGTTTACAATCGTAGGTCACGCACTACTGGATTTGCCAATACAGGCGGTGGAGGTGGCGGTGGTTCATTGGCTAACGCTACTGGCGGTGCTGGCGGCTCTGGAATCGTAATCCTACGCTACCCATCTTACTTAGCCCCTGCTACATCAACAACAGGCTCTCCTGAAATGGTTGTATCTGGTGGCTGGCGCGTGTACACATTTATTGCATCTGGAACAATTACATTCTGAGGATATATGGCACAAGGTCTTTTTACACTCAGACAAGTTAACCAAGCCATTCGTCAAGGCGCATGGTCAGCATTTAATCCACCTCAATTTGTAGAGTACCTTTGCGTTGCTGGTGGTGGTGCGGGTGGTTATATTGCTGGAGGTGGCGGTGCTGGTGGTTTGTTAACAGGTATGGTTCCTGTGACTGCGGGCACTTCATACACTGTGACCGTTGGTGGTGGGGGCGCTGGAGGTACGGGAGGAGCCGCAGGATCATCTGGTGTTAATTCTGTTTTTGGTGCTATATCGGCTACGGGTGGTGGTGCTGGTGGTGCTTATCCATCCGCTGTTGGAGTATCAGGTGGCTCTGGTGGTGGTGCAAATAATGGTGGCAGTGGTGTTCACGGCACAATTGGTCAGGGTGTCGCCAATCAAGGTAACGCTGGTGGATTGTCTTGGGCTGGTTCAAACTATACAGGCGGAGGCGGAGGGGGCGCTGGAACAGTTGGATTGAACTCATCATCAGGAAATAGTACATCTGCTGGTAATGGTGGCGCTGGCATTGCATCTGCTATTTCTGGAACAGTAACAACTTATGCTGGTGGTGGCGGTGGCGGTGCGGATACTAGCGGAACAGGTGGCTCTGGCGGCGTTGGAGGCGGCGGTGCTGGTGGAGTTAGCCGTGGTGCAACAGGTGGCTCTGGTTCTGTAAACAGTGTCGCTGGAACAGCAAATACTGGTGGTGGTAGTGGTGGTTACGGTATTGGCGGTTCAAGTGGCGCAGGCGGTTCAGGCATCGTAATAGTCAGATACCCCGGCTCTGTGCAGTTTTACACTGGAGGGGTTGTCCGTTCGTCCAATGGATACACTACTCACACATTTACATCCTCTGGAACTTTGGCTCCAACAACGCCATTTCTTCCTATTTTGGTAAATTATTTGGTTGCTGCTGGTGGCGGCGGCGGATCTTCTGGTGGCGGCGGTGCTGGTGGCCTTTCGACAGGAACTTTTGCTGCGGTTGCAAGTACCACCTACACAATTACTATTGGCGGCGGCGGTGCTTTTGGAACAGGAAATTCAACCCCCGGCACTAACGGCGTAAACAGTACCGCTTTTTTGTTGACTTTAACTGGTGGCGGCGGTGGCGGAACATTCTCTAACACTGGAGGTAATGTTGGCTTGTCTGGCGCATCTGGCGGTGGTAATGGTGGTGCTGATTCTAATAGAGTTTTGGCTGGAGGCGGCATTGGAATTTCAGGGCAAGGTTTTAACGGTGGTCAGGGAGTCTCGTTAGATACCACGCAAGGGCGAGGCGGCGGAGGCGGCGCTGGCGCAGTGGGTGCAGACGCAAGTGGCTCTACTGGTGGGGCAGGTGGCGTTGGGCTTTCCTCTTCTATTACCGGGTCTGCTACCTTCTATTCTGGCGGTGGCGGTGGCGGTGGTAATACAGGGGCCGCTGGTGGTTC